AAGGTTCCGACGCCGCCGCGCCGCCGGCGGACGGCAGGTTAGAGAGTTTGACCTTCTTGTGCGTCGTCCCGGAAGCGTCATACGTCGCCACGAAATCGTTCGCGCCATCCGGGCTGACATCCTCGGTCAATCCGTTGATGTTCAGCGCCACGTCGTCGGTGCTGACGGCTATGCCGACGCCAGCCCCAACCGCAAAGGACCTGCTCGCCGAGATGTCGCCGCCCCCGGTCAAACCATTGCCTGCCGTCAACATGACGGCGGCGTGGTCGGTGTTGCGCGTCGATGCCGTATCGAGGGCGAACGACCGGTTGGCGCTGATATTTCCACCACCCGTGAGGCCGGTGCCGGCCGTGAGCGTGACCGCAGCATGGTCCGTGTTTCGCGTGCTGGCGGTGTCGAGCGCCACATCGTCGGCATTCACAGTGATGCCAGTTCCGGCGCCGACAGCAAACGATCTGCTGGCGGAAATGTCACCTCCACCCGTCAGGCCAGCACCTGCCGTCAACGTGACGCTGGCATGATCCGTGTTCCTGGTGCTGGCAGTGTCCAGAGCGACATCATCGGCGTTGACGGCAATGCCTGTACCGGCGCCCACGGCAAAGCTGCGGCTTGCAGAGATGTCACCGCCTCCGGTCAGACCGGCGCCTGCCGTGAGCGTGACCGACATATGATCAGTGTTACGAGTGCTCGCCGTATCAAGAGCCACGTCGTCGGCGTTGACGCTGATGCCTGCACCGGCGCCAACCGCAAGGGTGCGATCGGCGGCAAGCGTGCCGCCGCCGGTCAGTCCCGCACCGGAAATGATCTCACGTGTTGCGGGCACGCCACCCGAAGCAGTCACGAAGTCGGCCGCGTCCATCCGCTCATAGATATCGGGATCGCTGCCGGTCAGGCCGGGGGTGAGCAGGACGACCTGCGTTCTGGTCGCGTCAGCTATGGCGGCGGTTTCGGTGAAGTCATCGAAATCAAGCGAGACCGTGTAGACGCCGTTCGCCTTGACGACATCGAGGCCGGTGCCGGCCTCCAGCCGGGACGGATGCTTGATCAGGGCGCGGAGTTTGATCGCCATCAGCTTACAATCCCGTCGAGAACCGGCAACGTGCCGATGAAGTATTGAATGGTTTCGCCGTTCTGCGTGATCGTGATCCCGCATTCGTAGGTCATGGGATCGAGATTGCGCATGTCGGAGGCAGTGAAGGTCAGTTCGAACTGGCCTTCGTCCGTGTCGGTGACGACGATCTTTCCATTGGTCGTGGTCGCGGTCAGCTCTGCCGACGAGCAGCCGGGCTTGCGGATTTCGAGCGTGATCGTGGCGCCGGTCAGGTCGATACCTTCGTCGTCCTCGTCGTAGAGCTGGAAATCCTGATTGTAGGTCGCGCGATTGGAAGCAACCGGGAGAGAGCCGAGATACATCTGAACCTCAGAGGCGAATATAGATCATGAGCGTCAGCAGCGGTGGCAGCTTGTTCACCGCTGTGCCCGAGCCGCCGGAGGGGACCGATATGCTCGTGGCAGAACCTGTCACCGTGACGCTGTGCGTGTGCGAAGCAGATTGGGTGGCGCTGGTCGTGCTGAAGTCGTGCGAGTGGTTGGCGCTTGCATTGCCGGTTGTTACGTTGGCGGTAGCGGTAATGCCCGTGTGCGCGTAGGACTCGAACGAACCGCCGGCCTGCACAGCATGTCGGCCCAGCGTGAGATCGTGCGTATGAGTAACCGACTGCCCTTGGGTCGTGCCAGAAACACCGTGCGTGTGATTTGAAGATTCCGTTCCCGTCGTTCCCGACGCCGTCACTGCGATGTTGCCGCCGACGAGATTGTAGGACGGCAGGTTCGCCTGTGCGAGCGCGACAGTCTGCGCGCCGCCGGTGGCGCCCGGCTTGGTTGGATCGCTCCCGACAACGGCCGCCGTCAAGATGTTCTGCGCGCCCGCACCCATGTCGTCCGTGCCGAAGATCGATCGGCCGGCGCAGTTCGGCAGCACCAGCGGCTTGTTGGCGGCGAAGTCCGCCGCGGCACTCGCCCCCTTCCCACCGACGACGTTGATGTTGGCGAAACTCCACAGTTCCTCATAAAGGCTCTGCGTGTCCGGGTTCGCGCGCTCGGTGGCGCCGGAGGTGACGGAGCCGATCGTTCGTCCGTTCAGCCGCACGTAGCCGGCGAGTGGCTGGTCGTCGAAACGGATCTTGATGTCGCGCGTCCTGAAGACGGCGTTCGGGTCGACCGAGGTGCCGGAGCCGCCGCTCGTGGTCGAGAGCACCGGCAGGCCGTCGTCGTCGAACACCAGTGTGCCGCTGCGCGTGGTCAGGCGGTGGCGATAGAAGCCGTCGTTGAGATAGATCAGCGGCAGCCGGCCCGCGCTGTCGGCCAGGATTGGATTCGGATGCGGCGAGGTGAGCGAGGAATCGCGGTAGCCGATGCGCGGCGTCGAGGTACCGCCGTCGAACAGGAACAGCCGCGCGCCGCTGAGCGGCCGGCCGTTGCCATCGAACTGCTGCATGCGGGAAAGCGGATAGAGTCCGGCCATCGATCATGGTCCTCGAATACGAACAGCGCCGCGGTAGCGGCGCCTGATAATCTGCATGCGCTTCGCTATTCACTCACGTGCGCAAGGCGCCGGGCGCGGGCGAAATCGATAAAGCTGCCCTGAAAGCCCTGCCGCCTGGCGAGGTTGTATTCGCGGATTGCGGGCGTCAGTTCCTGCGCGGCGCGCAGGCTGTCGATGTTCGCGAGTGTCCAGGCGTCCTGTTGCGCCTTGCGCCAGACCTGCGGCAACTGCGCAAGTTGCGTGAAGTCGAGATCACGTCCCTGTTGCCAGGTGGGGATTTGAATCGGTGCGATGCTCATTTGGGCCTCCGGGGGATCGAGCGGAAGGTTGTCGAGGAGTTCATCGTGACCACCCTCCACTGAAGGGAGCATTGGCAAACGGAACGGCTGGCACCGGCGCGCCGAAAACACTGCCTGAACCGGAAAGCCGCGGAGCAGTTCCTGCTGCCGCGCCGGATCCAAACGCGCCACCCGGCGCAAAAGCGCCGCCTGAGCCGAACATGCCGCCGCCGCCAAAGGCACCCGCCGCCAGGCTCGCAAGGCTCAGCGTCCCGTTGAGCAGATTGCGCGCGCCCTGCGCCTGGCCCTGGGCTTCAAGGTTGTTCGCGGCCATCTGGCCGGAAACGTTGTTGCCGGCGATATTGACGCGGTTGCCGGCGTCGCCCGTGTAAAGGCCGGCGAGCGAGTTGCCGAGCGCCACATCGTTGGCGCCGCGCGCCGCGTTGACACCGGCCTGGCCCGCTGTCACGCCCTGCGCGAGGCCGAGCCGCGCCGCGGTGTCCTGGCCGATCACGTTGGCGATGTTGCTCGCCGCGCCCGCGCGGCCTGTTGCCGCGGTGCTCGTGGCGTTGAGCTCCGGGTTGATCAGGCCGGCAAGCCGATCCTGCCAGCTGCCGTAAGTCTGATTGGCGAGCCCGGTGCCGTAGGTCAGAGCATCGATGTCGGCGTTGCCCGAGTTGAGCATGCCCGCCGCGGCGCGGCGGCGGTTCAACGCCTCGATGCCTTGATCGCGCGCGAACGCGTATCCCGGCCCTGCGTTGAATGCCGCCTGCGCGCGCGCATGACCGTCGGCGCCGTTGACGCCGATGCTGTCGAGATAGAGTTGCGTGCCCGCGCCGTATCTCGCGCCGAGCGCGGCAACCGGGTCGTAGACTGCGCCGACATCCTTCAGCGCGGCAAGCGAATCCGCGCGGCCGCGATCGAGAATGGCGGTGCCGGTGTTGCGAAGGTCGTCGTAGAGACCGTAGTTGCTCGTCAGGTAGCGGTTCGCACTGTTGACGCCGGTGCGCAGCGCATCCTCGGAGCGGACGAGGCCGCGATCGAGCGCGGCGTTGCCGTCCTGCACGTAGCGGTCGAGTGCGGCGCGGTTGCGCTCGGCCGCCTCGCGCTCGGCGGCGCCGCCGAACAGGGTGTCGAAGAACGAAGCCATCAGGGTATCTCCCCACGAAGTGTCTTGACGATGTCGACCAGCGCTTTCAGCCAGCGGTACCAGTCGGGATTCATCCGCCCGTCCGGCAGTGTGAGCGGAACGCTCGCGTCCGGCATCGGCGGAATTTGTGGCGACGAGCTCGGCATCAGTTCCTCAAGGGTTGAAACTGCACGTCGCCACCCATCAGCGCGAAATGCACGGGATCGGAGAAGCGGAATTTCAGGCGGATGCCTTTCGGCCCGCAGTGGCCGAGGTTGCTCACCGTCACGTTCGGGCTCCTGCCCTGCGGACCGATCCGGCGCCGCCATGCGTTCGACCAGGAGAGCCCGAGATCCTTCGAGACGAAGATGTCGATCGACGGCTCGGTCTCGATCGGATCGCTGCCGGGGCCGAAGCCACTGCCTGCGGAGACGAACAGGTCGAGGCGGTTGACCCTGGCGCCGAACGGAAAGCTCCCCACGGGCCCGGTCTCGACTTCGCACACGAGCGGCTCGTCATCTTCGGTGCGTGTCGCAGCATCGATACGATAGAGGTTGCCGTTCCGGGTATTGCCGCAGAGCCACCGGTCAAACCCCTTGAACGGCAGCGCCCCGCGCCAGCGCGTCAGGTTGTAGCTCCTGCGCTCATGCCAGCGCTGCAGCACCACGTCGTATTCCCAGGTGAAGGTCTCGCCCTGCACCACCACGAACGGATGGCCCTGCGTGACATAGACCGACACCTGGATGCGGCTCTTGTCGCTTTCCGCCTCGATCAGCCGGTCGAGATCGGGCGGCGAGATCTTCGCCGAGGCGTAGCCCTCGAGCTGCCGCACGGTGAAATCGTCTGCGACGAAGAAGATGCCGTAGCCGAAACCTTCCTCGTGCCCGCCGATCGCGTAACGGCCGACGATGCCGCGATCGAGCGTGGTGATCGGCGAGAACGGAAAGCCGGCCGCCTCGCCGTTGATGCCCCAGAACTCGATCGACTCGGAGCCCGCGGCGATCAGCGTGTCGCCACGCGCGAGCACTCTGTATAACGTGTCGGGCTTGCTCTCGGCGGTCGCCGTGTCGAGCGTGTTGATCGCGGTGGAGTTCAGCGCAGAGGCCCGCATCGCACCGGTGCCGTAGCCGAAGATGAAATAGCCTTTCAGGAAGCATACGGAGTTCGGCGCGCCGACGTCCGCATCCGGATAGGCCGAGACCGCGCTGGTCGTCGCGACGAACGCGCCGTTGTCCGGCGAGACGATGACGAGATCGGGCGTCGTCCTGTTGTTGCGGGCGAAGAACACCGGATCGCTTCCCGGCAACGCGCCGGCAAGGTCGGTCCCTGCTCCGCCTGCCGCGCTGTGCGTGTTCACCTTGCTGGACCAGGCCGTGTAGACGAGCGCGCCGAGCTGAAAGCCGCCGCGGAAGTTCGTCTCGTTGGTAGTGCCGAACCGGTGCAGGCCCGGCGTGCGCAACAGCTTCAGCGGCGTGCCGGCGGTTTCGCCAAGGCTTTCCGCAAAGCAGTTGATCAGCCGCCCGCCGCTCTCCTGCGGCCGCTGCCCGGGCATCGATGTCGTGGGAAGGATGATGGCGGTCATGGGCGTCTCTCCGTCATCGACCCATCAGAAATACGTCGCCTTCAGCGGCTCGCGCGTCGGCCTTGTCGCGGCCAGCCTTCGCAACTGCCGCTCGTTCTCGAGCTTCGCATCGAGGCTGTAGGCGATGCCGAACGAAGGCGATGCCTCGTTCGCCAGCAGCCGCGCCAGCGGCAGGAAGTGCTCGAGCGGGATCGCGTCGGCGTCCGCGACATCGACGACGTCGTCGAGCGCAAGCTGACGCAACAGCGGATCGACCAGCGCGCGGATGGTCGCGGCATCCTCGTCGGACAGCGGCTGGCCGGACGGCAGCACGCCGAGCTCGCTCGCCGCGCGCTCGATCAGGTCGGTGCGGGTTCTGGTGATGTCGGGCATGGGGTGGTCCTCGTCGTCAGTCCGGGACAGGTCGAAGCTCCGGACCCGGAATCCAGCTCTCGTGCCGTGCGACTGGATTCCGGGCTCGCTCGCTTCGCTCGCGCCCCGGAATGACTGGCCTCGTGGCGAGGATGGCGGGCTTACGCCACCGTGGAGCTGGCGAAATAGCCCGTGACGACGCCGTGGTCCTTCGGGTCGTCGCGGTCGCTCGCACCGGAGCCGAACTGCATCTTCTCGATGCCGTAGATCGCCTCGATCGCCACGCCGTGCTTGTCGCCGTAGTCGAAAATCTGCTGCTTCGAGGTCCAGCGCTTGGCGTAGGCAGCTCCAATCGCCTGCGCGCCGCACAGATACACCGGCACCACCGTGTCGGTGCCGCCGGCGCCTTCGGCGGTGTAGGTCGACGTGTCGTAGAGGCCGTGCGTCTCCTTGATGATCATGCCGTCCCACAACAGATCGCCGCCCTTGAACAGGCGCTCGTTCTCCATCGCCGAGGAGACCTCGCGCTGGGCCGCGGTGATCACCGGATCGCTCTTCAGGTCGCGGAAGGCGAGCGGGTGCGCATAGACGACGTAGAGGTGCCGCCCGTTCTTCTCGGACCGGATCGGCCGCACCTTCGGGTTCGCCCGCGTGAGCGCCTTCAGCTTCATCGCCGAAAGGTCCGCGGCGGTGAGGATGTCGGCGGTGGCATCGAGCTGGTCCCAGCCGGCCGAGTGGTCCGCACCGGCATAGCCCGAGGCGAAGTACACGCGGTCGGCGTTGTCGGCGAGCCAGGCGTCGCGCTGCGCTTCCGAAGCAGATGCAATCGGCACGCCGTTGATCGATGCGAGCGCCCGCTCGATCAGCTTCTCGGTGTCCTTCAGCGCCCAGTCCTTCAGCGTGGTCTTCGCGGCCTCGCGCAGCGAGATCGCCGAGAACTGCTCGTCGATCTCGGCGACGCGCACGCCGTTGCGGCGCTTGGTGATCGCCACCTCGAACGAGCGGGACGCGAGATCCTCCTCGTTGCCTTCCAGCACGCTGCGGCCGGTGACCGCGTCGTTGGTCAGCTTGTTGACGAGCGCGAAGTTGATCCGGTCGCCGGGCTTCTTGGCGAGGTTCTCCTTGACCTGGATGATCGAATTCTCGTTCGTCCCCATCTCGCTGGAGTAGCGGTTTTCGGTGAGGTACTCGGTGAAGAACTTGTCGTCCCACTGCTCCACAGTGAGGCCTGCGCCAACAATCGTGTCAGCCATGTGTGTCTGTGTCCTTGCTCGGTTGATGAAGACATCGGACGATCGGTAGGGAGCGCTCGGCCGTCAGGCACTCGTCACTTCCTGCGATCGAAGATGTCGTTGAGGGTTGCGGGGCCGGACCAGACCGGCCCGTTGCGGGCGCCCACGTTGCGGGCGCCCGCGAGGTTCGACGGCGTCACGTGCGCAAAGCGCGGCATACCTGAACCGCCGAGCTCAGCCAGGATCTTGTCGCGCAGCTCGGCCTCGACCCTCGCCTTGAAGGCTGCCGGATCGTCGCCGATCTCTGCGCGCGCGGTCTGGCGCTGATGCCACCTGACGGCCTCCGCATAACGGTTCGGGCTGTTGACCACCCGCCGGTAGTCGGCCGGATCGAGCTGACCCGCACGCAACGCGCCGAGGAACGCCTGCTCCGCGTCATTCACCTTGCCTTCGTCGAAGCGATCGATCGCCTGATCGCGGGCAAACGAATGCAGGGTCTGATTGATCCGTTCGAACTCCGGCGAGACGGTCTGCACCACCTCATGGCGCGTCGCCGCTTCCGGGTTGTCGAAGAAATCGGGCGGAGGGGCTTGCGCCTGTCGCGGCGAGATCGCCTCGACAAGCTGCGCCATGCGCCGTTCCCACGAGGCGTTGGTCTCCGCAAGCGCCTTGCGGAAATCGGCGACCTCCTCGGTGTAGCGGCGCACCTTCTGCCGCTCGGCATGCAGCGCAGGCAGCGGCACCATGCGTGTGCCCTCTCCCTGCGCCTCGGCCGCATCAGCGCCGGAGGTTTGCGCGTCGAGGTGCTCGCCACGCGAGGAAGGGCGTTCGCCTTCGCCTGCGTGGTTTGCGGTCATCTCGGCGCTGTTCATTGCGGACTGTTCGGACACGGCTTCGCCGCCTCCGGACAGGATGCTGTCCAGCGGTTCGTTCACGGTGGCTTCCTTTCGATGTGTTTAAGGATCACAAACGCCCGTCATGGCGCCCGGCGGCGGCGCCCCGGCTTGTCTCGTGGCCGGAAACACGACACGCCCGTTGCGTCAGGCCGGCGGCGCCTGGGTTGAAGGTGTGACTTCAGAAACCGGACTTCGTTTTCTACGGCGGCTGTTCACGCCTCGCGCAAGGTAGTCAGCTACGGACCGGCGCGCATGTCTTCATGCGCGTTAAGGCGTCGATAGTGATGTCGGCAAAGAAAGACGCGCCGAAGCGTGCGGCTGTTCGGAAGTGGACTGTCATTCTCTGCCACTGCAGGCACAGTTTTCCGCATGCGGCTCGTTCGGGAGCCGCGCAAACTGAAACCCGCCGGTGATCTCAGCCCACCGGCGGGCCCTTCTTGCAATTGAACGAGCGAATCCCCGTTACCTTCTCGAGGTGACACATGAGCTTCTTCATTGCGGCGGTGCTTGGCGCCTTCTCCGGCGTGCTCTACCTCGCCGGCCAGCGCCAGGCCTTCACCTCCGTCTGCCGCTACACCCTCGATCTCTGCCAGCACCCGAGTTGGCCGCTTTATCTTGCGGCGGCGTTTCTCGTATTCGGGATGTTGTTCCGGCTGCAGCGGATGTAGGCGGTGCGGGCTGCGGTGGCCGACGGCCACCGCGCGCCTACATCAGATACGTCGTGATGATCGGCCGCGATCGCTCCGGCGCAGCGCTTCGTGCGCGGTTGAGGATCTCGCGCCGCATCGCCTTGTCGATGCGTTCGAGCAGTTGACGCTCGAGCACGACGCGGCTGATGTCGAAGGTGCCGCAGCGGCGGCATTCGATGCGCCGTCCGTCGAACGCCGGCGCGCGTACAATCCTTGCGGGTGCATCGCAGATCGGACACTCCATGATTCCCCCCGGGTGTCGCCAGCCCCGGGGCCGCCGTACGTCAAAAGCTTTGCCGCTTCGTTAGCACGATGGAAGAAAGAGCATGCTGACGCGCAACTTTCGGTAATGGCGGTGATGTGCTACCGCCCGCCGCCGCAGTCTGGGAGACATGGGTGACGGCCGGCACCTGCTCGACCCTCGCGCGCTGCGTCCTCCCCGCCCGCTTCCACGCCAGCATCACCAGCGCGCCGAGGAAGGCCGACGCGATGAATGCGGCGGACGGCTTGATCGAGAGCTTCCAGCTCCCGCTCTCCGTGACCTGCCACGTCATCGCGTCCTGCGCCAGCGCAGGAAGCCCGATCACCGCACCCAGCCACTTCAGCGGAAAGACCATGAGCGCGATCAGCAGCACGAGCACGCCTAGATCGCGCCAGCCGCGCACGGCGATGCTTGCGACGATGAACGCCGCGATGCCGAAGATCGAGACCCAGTCTGGCAGCCACTCGCTCATGCGTCTTCGTCGCTGCGCATCCGCATCGGATTCGACCCGTCCCGGGTCCCGAGTTTCGTCCCGTCGCGGCGTCACGGTCTGCACAGGGCAGCCCCGATCCCGCCGCGCGATCGCGGCAGGCAATCGTGCGGCGCCTGTGCTATGACCGCCGTTCGAGACAGCAAGGACCGATCCATGACAATCAAAATCAAAACCGCGCTCTGCATCGGCTGTGCGACGCTTGCCTTTTCCGCCGGCGCCGCCTTCGCCCTGCCCGCCGAGGCCGCCACCGCCCGGCGCGAGGCCAACGGCGCGATCCGCTATTACGACGACAACGGCTTCGACCGCGGCTATGCGTGGTGTCTCAAGCGCGGCGGACGCTGGTTCGGCGGCTGGTCGGACTGCAGCTTCTTCTCCTATGCCCAGTGCCGCGCCGCGATCATCGGCCCGCCCGGCGGCGACTGCGAGCCGAACCCGTGGGCGTATGCCGTGCAGGAGCCGCCGGCCCGGCGCGCGCGGCGGTGATAAGCGCACGCGCGGCACGCCGGGGGCGCCGGCTCCCGGCCCTTCAGGCGCGCCGCCGCGGGCTCGCCTCCGGCCGGAGACGTATGCCGTGCCGCAGCCCTTCGAGCGGATCGACCGGTGACACCTGGCTGTTGCGAACAATGGGGGGTCGCGCCGGTGGCCCCGGACACCGCTCTTTGGGGGGCGTTGGGTAAAGGGCGAGCCGGGGCCGTGCCCTTGTTGGGGGTCAAGGGCATGAATCAATATGCGCCGATTGCCAAATGTTCCTGCGCCGCCGTGTTTTGACGCATGCAGCCGCCGCGAGCAATTTGAGGCAAATTCGCTCCCTTCAGAAAAGCCGTGCACGTTGCTGCGCGCTTGCGCTATGCTTCCTCTTCCCATTGAGCTCCTCCTCGGGAGCGGCATGTTGCAACACTGCGGGGACGAACCGGAGCAGTGCCATGCAGGACCTCCAGGCAAAGCGCGAGAAATTTCTGACTGACGCGACCGATTGCGATCTGATTGCCACGCTGGCGACCGATCCGGCCAAGCGCGAGACCTTCCGCCGGCTGGCCGAGCGCCTTCGCAAGATGGTGCAGGATATGGACGAGGTCATCGCCGCCACGGACAGCAAGCACGCCGCGTAAGGGACGATTGTCCGGCCGGGAGCGGCGACGGCCGGGCCTCGAACGAGATCGCACGGGCTCTTCGCCTGTGCCGACGTCAAAGCCATTGCTGCAAGCGCCTCCCCGCCCCATCGCGCCCTGATCTATCCCGCGACGGCCTCCACCTCCGAGCGCGGCGCGCTCTTTCGGAAGACCGAAGTCCGCCGGCAGCGCGGACAGGTAAACGAGATCTCCGAGCCGAAGGGCCGTGGTCCCTGATACGCCATCGGCCAGAAGCCGCAGTGCTCGCAGGTGAACAGCAAGGCCCTGGGGTCGTCTTTGTTGTCGTTCATGGCGGACGTCCTTAACTCAACTTCGGGAGCCAACTCCCTGCGCGCCCTGAAGTTTCGTGTGTGCCGGCGGAAGGCCGGGGAGCCTCGCCGCCCCGCAGGCGGACGGTCGCGCCGGGCCCCTTAAGGGTCCCTGCGCGAGCAAGGGACAAGACAAGACAAATGCGAACGGACGCCGCCGGCGTGCTTGCGCAGAAGCCGGACGCGGGGGACCATCGTGGCTGGCACAGACTGCATGACACGGCGGCAGCGGCCGCGGCACCTGCACGGCACAGGCGCCGGGCATCACGCCCTTGTCGACGGGCCATGCTCCCGGCCGGAGGCGCCTCGGCGTCAGTCCACCCTCCACGACCGCCGCCGGCGCCGACATCGCCACATCGCGCGAGCGCGCCGGCGCCGGTGCGCAGGCCGGAGTTGCTGTCGCGCCGGCGCGCTCAGCACGGCCCGGTTGCAGGAAGGAACCAAACGCGGCCGGCAGTGTTAGTTCTTTCGGTCCGATCGGACCGACTCATTGCTGGGGGCATTCAAACGTGGAGCGAACAGAATTCAGCGTGGGCGATCGCGTCCGGCTGAGCGATCTCGGCCGCAAGAATTCAAGAACGCCCGATCGGCGCGGCAGCGTGATCGCTATTTCCAGGACGGGAAGCTCGTACAGGGTCCGCTGGGCCGATCGCAAAGGCGCCGACCTCGTGCACTGGAGCTTTCTCGAGCCGGATCAGAAGTCTGTCGGGGGCTAATCGCGCCTCAACCACTCTCGAAACGACCGCGAGCAAAAATCCGCCGGGGCCGTGCGTACACGAGCTCCGTGCGCATGCAGCAGGCTTCAGGCCCGCAGCCGGGGGAGGGCAAACGGCCCCAATCCACTTTCCCGCGAAATTCAGTCCTCCACCTTCGGGCAAAACCGATTATAGCGCGCGAGAATATCCTCCGCGATCAGCCCCGGCGGCGCGCAGTCCACGAAGTCGCGCTCTCTACCGGTGTCGCGGACGTCGAAGAACATCTCGAGCGACATGATCTGTTCAAGAACCTGTCCCAATTCCTCGCCGCGATTCAACCTGACGAGGATTCGCGCCTTCTCTCCGAGCGCCTGTCGTCGGTAGAACCTGGTGCGGAAGGCCCGCTCCAGCGCGACATTGATGACCTCCAGCGCCTTCTCCGGATCGCGGCGGTCGCGGTAGATCATCGCCTTGGCGATCGCAGACCTCACATGGTCCGGGTCCCGCTTGATCACCATGTCGAACCACGACAAGGCCTCGTCGTATTGCTCCGCATTGGTCAGGAACAGTCCGAGGATGTGGGCCAGGGTGGGTTGGTCCTCGGCGCTCGCGCGCTGCAGCCGCCACCGCACGCGTGCGACTATGTCCTCGATGCGCATCCTGGATCGCATCTGATCGGCCCATCGATGGAGCTCCAGCACGCGATCATGCTTTGGAAAAAACTTGTTGTAACGGGCAACGATGTCCTCGCGGATTGCCCCCGATGGCGCCTGATCAACGAAGTCGCGTTCCTTGCCTATGTCGGGAATGTCGCGATACATATCTAACGCCATGATCTCTTCGAGAACCTGACCGAGCTCCTCGCCACAGTCGATCCCATCGCGACCGCAGAGCTCAAGCAGCATCCGGGCCTTGTCTCCAAGCACCTCGCGTCGGAAGAGTTTCGTGCGATGAGCGCACTCCAGCGCAAGATCGATCCATGTCAGAGCTTCTTTGGGATTTTCCCTGTCCCAGTGAATGAATGACGCCTTCGAGATCAAAGGCCGGACGCGACCTGGCTCCCGCTCGATCTGCTGATCGATCAATTGCAAGACTTCGTCGTGCCGATACGCCTCTTTCAAGAGAAAGTAGAGCTGATCCTCCAGGTCGAACTGTTCTTCAGCATCTGCATTCTGCAGTCGCGCCTTCACATGATCGATCACCTCGTCGATCGACATTCCCTCGCGCAGCTGACGCACCCACTTATGGATCTTCCACCAGCGATCGGCCTCTCCGAGGGCGCCCTCGTCATCCGGCGATACAATGCGCTTCTTCTTTGGAAGAGGGTCGCGCCAGTGTTCCTCGTCGACCGGACTCCATTTGGGCGGCTCGCCCCATGCCAAATCGTCGACCGGCTTGGGACAAAACTCGTCGTAGCGGGCGACGATGTCATCCGAAATCAGTCCCGATGGGGCGTCGTCGACGAAGTCGCGCTGTCTCAAGACATCGGGGATTCCAGGCGCAATCTTCAGCGCCATGATCTGCTCGAGAACCTGTTCCAGCTCCTTGCCGCGACCAAGACGCAGCAGCATCCGCGCTTTCTCACCCAGCACTTCGCGACGGAAAAACTTCGTGCGGAAGGCCCGCTTCAGGGCAAAATCGATTGCCTCGAGCGCCTTGTCCGGCTCGTTGAGACGATAGAAATAAAGGCTCGCCTTCGCGATTGGAAATTTCACATTGTCAGGGATCTGCGCGATCATTTTGTCGATCAGCTGCAACGCCTCGTCATACCGTCCCGCCTCCGTGAGGAGCATGTTGAGATTGAGCGCCAGGGTGAGCCGATCCTCCCCATCGGCCTCTTGCAATTCCGACTGCACGCGGCCGATGGCCTCTTCGGCGGAAATCTCGTTCCGCAGCTGGGTCAGCCGCAGCTCACCGAGCCAGTGATCGACCTCGCGGATGCGAAGCATCTCGTCGGGTAATGGCCCTCGGTCCGCTGAGAACAGCCGCACCTCGCTCCGTCGCCAGTTCGAGAGGTCGCCGAACGACTCAATGACGCCAGAATCCACCAGTTGCACGAGCCGATCGAAGATCTCGCGGTCAGATATTGCGAGCTTTCGATCTTCGCATTCATGCAACACCTTCCCAATGACGGCGACGGTCTTTCGCGAATGCTCCTGCGAGCATATGGAGAGAATCAGGCGGTCAAGTTCATCTGGTGAAACAGACGTCAAGGCTGGCTCCCCTCGTCGCGTTCGGACTTCCACCACGGCCCGGCGAGAGCCCCAGCGGAACAAAATAAGAACAAAACTCAAGCGTGCAGTCAAGGCCCGCGGCAATTTCAGCGATCTGCTTGTCCATAATACAGCAGGAGCCCAAATGGCGAGACTTTAGTCCTTCCAAGCGATGGTCGTTGCTGAATCTTATTCGGGGACTAAAGGGACATCATCAGGATCGACATCAAAAGGCCCACGGCGGCGCGGTTTCCTTTTAGGCGAACTACCGGCTTTCTTAGGGTCTCCACCCTTGGTTAGATCTCCGCCCTTCTTGGAGTTTCCGTCGCCAGATGGATATCCGTCTTCCTTTTTGTTGCCGCCGCAATGCTGGGCTACATACCCTTTGGCACAGTCTTCAACGTTTTTGTAACCACCAGTCAGTCCTTTGTTCGGGAAAGGCTTGGCGAGCTCCTTGGCGCAGAAATCGCGGGCGCCCGCCCACTGCTGCTCACATTCCGGCGTGTCGCTATCTGCACCACTACCGGAGCCAGTCATCAGGCTCGGAAGAGTTTTGGCTATCGCCCCCAGCACTGGTCCCCACGTCTTCCACAGCTCTGGCATGGGAATCTCGGTCACCGGCCCTCCTCCTGGCGCCAGTCCTCGACCTTGGCCGGAATAGAAGCCCGGTGGCGCCACCTGACGCCCGAGCGACCTGAATTGCACCGGAATGACTTGTGTCCCAGCGGCTCGCTGCATCCTGATCGATGTGAAGCCATTGGGCGAAAACAAAATGTTGGGATCGTCGGGTGGCTCGAGCGGCAGATCATTCAAGCCGTACTGAAATAATCTCTGGGTGAAATCGTCCGGCATAGTCATCCTCCAGTAAGAAGCGGCCGAATGCGGCTTCGCGCGGGGTTGGGTGGTTTGAAGAAAGTTGATCGCCTCGTTCGAGGCGGCCGATGTGATGTGCGATCAGGCACAGTTCGAGCAGGAACACTCGCTGCGCCCCTGACTTGGTGACTTGGCGTCGCTTGGCTTCGCTTGGTTCAGCTGAAACGCGTGATGCACGCTGACGTCTCCAGCAAAGGTGACGCATGCGTGGCGTGGCCTCGCTCGATGCCAGGCCCTGCCCGGATTTCGCTGCCTTCACATTCTCGACAGCCTGCGCTCTCCGCTGTGAACATCTGCTTGTCCTTCAGGTTCGGCATCGCGCGGACGATGGCGCGGAAAGGAATTTGCCCCTGCCGCGTCGAACTTCTTCAAAATTGCTCGATCTGCGGGTGAATGAATCCGGCGCCTCGTCGAGGATGATGTCGGAGTCGAGTCAGGCCGGCGGGCCCATCCGGCGGGCCCCTGGAGCCGGCGATGGCCGCCTGAGCCCTCGCGAGAAAGACGCGCGTGTATCTGCGACTGCGCCATCGCGTGGGGCCGGTACCACCTCGCGCTCGGGATTCGTGCGCAACGGCCAGCGGTATCCCGCCCTGCACACCGCAAGTGCCAACCAGATCTTACTTGGCCGCCCGCCGCGATTTCCCATGAGCCATCAGGCAGTGGCCGTTCGGTACGCAAAACGGTCCCTCTTCGCCGCTATTGGAACATTCGGACGCGTAAGCTCGTTGGCTTTTGCCCACGGGAGGGAAATCCACGGCGCCCGCAACTGCCCGATCTGCTGAGTGAGCAAATCCGGCGCTCTTTCAACGATAATGTCGCAATCGAGCCAGGCGAGCGATCCAAGACGCCGGCGATCATTCAATCAGAAATTTGGATTCCGATCGGACGTCGATCGCTGCCATCCTGTTAGTGCTCGCTTGCGCGATGCTTTTCGGTCATAGACAGAATAAATCTTTCAATATGATCCCGGTTATATCCAAGAAGCAGGCCAATGATTCTCTCGAAATCGGGCCGAAAGCCAACGCCAAGCGAGTCGTAAACGTCGTGAACAAACAGCATCGCGGGGATCCGCCAGGCCTGCGAAGCTTGCGCATAAAGGACTCGCCGACTCTGGCCCTTAGCACCCTCGGGCGTCGTTATCGATTCAACCCGCACCTTCTTCACCAGCACCTGCTGCTCAACGAGCGCGTCAAACTCCTGTTCGTCGAAAAACTCATACTCCGCCGGCAACGGCTCTACGAACATGGCCAATGGCTTCGCCTCTGACGCCATCAGCTCAAGCTCTCGTCCCTCATGAGGGCCGATGAAATTCGGCGAACCATCAGACGACGAACTCATTCGTCTCTCATTCCATCTGCTTCAATGGATCGATGATGACCGGAATTGGCGGAACCCCGCCGTTTGGATCCAAGGATTTCTTATAGCAATCCGGGCAGTATGGATAGTATGTTCCTGCCGTTGGCGCGCCGCACTTCGCACAACGCAATGTCGGAGACCTCTTCTTTGCGATCTCTAAGATGTTGTTATCAAAGAAACGACTATCGCTCGCTTTCGGCACATTTGTTCCGACAACCATTGCAAGACTGTCGGCTCTCGTTGTCGGCCCTGCGTGATATCCCTGCGGCTATTGCATCCCAATCGATGCGAGACCACGAAGTGGATACGAAGAGCTGAAGTCGCCGGGCGTATTAGCTGGCAGATCATTCAAGCCTCCGTACCGAAATGCCTCTATGAAATCTTCAGCCATATGAATCTTCTCGGATGCTGACTCTCAAACAATGTTGCTAATCTGGAAAGCCGACCGTCTCGCGAGACCGCTGCGATGGTATGCGACCAGGCGCAGTGCGAGCAGGAACACTCGCCCGAACCGCATTTCCTGTGGCCTGTGCTGCGCGATCGCGCGGTGACCGCTACTTGACCGAAGGGCGCTGGCCGACTTCGGCGACCGGAGAGGACTCGATGCGCGCGGCGTGCGCCCGCTCGATGTCCCTGGCCTTCGCAACATTCAGCGCGGCCTTGCTCTCCGTCTCCGCCACCTCGGCCAGTGCGCCGCGCAGTTGCAGCTCCTTCAGGCCCTGCTCGGCCGGCGCGGTCTGCTGCGCTTGCGCAGCCTGCGCCTTCCGCTGCGCCTGCTCCTCCATGTCCTTCAGGAACATCTGCTTGTCCTTCAGGTTCGGCATCGCGCGGACGATGGCGCGGAAGGGGATTTCGCCGGCGGCATCGTATTTCTTCAGCTCGACCAGCGCCTGGAATTGCTCGATCTGCGGGGTGAGCGAATCCGGCGCCTCGTCGATGACGATGTCGCAGTCGAGCTCGGCCACGGGGCCGATCACGCCGGCGAGCGCCTGCGCGCCTTGTGGATCCTGCTGCGCCCGCAGCGCGATCGCCTGCAGCGTGACGGGATCGAGGTTCAGCCCGAGCCACTTCACGTTGCGCTCGTCGTCGGTGACGCGCAGCCACTTCTCCGCGGTCCAGAACTGGCGCACGCGCGCCCACACGGCGCGAAACACGCGCTTGTCGAGGTGGCGCAGGTTGTCGAACAGGTCGCCGATCTGGATCATGCCGCCCTGCTGGCTCGCCAGGATGGCGCGGCCGGACGCCGGGATCGCGCCGCCGGTCCGGTCGCCCATCTCGATGGCGTTCGGCCCCTTGACGTCGATCGCGGTCTTCGCCTCCTGCAAGAGCTGGAAATGCGCGGTGGCGAGATCGTCGCGGGTGCGGAATTCGATTCTCCGGTCGGCGAGCGCGCCGGGCGCAACCTCCATGGTGCCGTCCGGCCGCACCGCTTCCTTCCGGAACGTCTCGATGTCGGCCACCGCGCCGGTCTCGTAGACGACCTGCGAGGTGTTCAACAGGTGCAGCGCTTTCGAGCGGCGCTTGTTGACCTCGTCCTGCAAGGTGATCATCTCGCGCACGAGGCCATAGCGGTTGTTGTCACGGTCGACATAGGCGGACTGCAGGATCAGCTCGCAATCGCTCCAGCCCCGGTCGGTCACGTAAGGCGACGGGCCCGCCTTCAGGATGCCGCCTTTGGTATACTCCGCGAAATACCACGCCTGCGCGCGACGCACCCAGATCTGGCAGATGCGCACGCGCCTGCGCTTGCCGTCGGCCCAGTGCGAGAACTTCGGCTTGTCGTCGTAGGTGTCGCCTGGTGCGGAAGCGAGCGTCGTCTCCAGGATGTCCTTCGCGTCCGGATACATCGCCAGCGCGTCCTCATAGTCCATCCAGGTGACGATGCCGAGGTAAGCGGCGTCGGAGAAATCCGTCTCCGAAGAATGCGGATCGAAAAACAGCCGGTCCCAGCCGATGCGCTGCAGACGGATGTCGTACTCCACCTGCGAGAGCGCGGACGGATCGAGGGGACCTGCCGGCCGCGCATGGCGTGAGGGCTCCGCATACACGCGAACGCCTGCGAACCCTTCCACCAGCATGTTGCGCCACACCGCGGAGCGCTTCGCCGCGTAGTCCTCGGCCTCGGCGACGTAGCGCAGGCTCTCGGTCGCGGCGTGCGCGTCGTCCTCGTGCCGCGGCGTGCGCGGATAGGCCTTCGGCTGCACGCGCTGCTGCTTCTCGAGCCCGACGAGATAATCGATCTTGGTCTTGATGCGGTTGTCGATCACCGCCGGCTGCTTGCGCCGCGCGAACTCGGCGAGCTCGTCCGCGTCAAACTGCTTGCCATCGACATAGTCGCGGTCGCGCTCGGCGTCCTTGCGCGCTGACAGGCTCGCACTCTCGCTCTCCTCGAACATGCGGCAGAGGTCGGCCACGTCGAGGAGGGATTGGGCGGGCGAAGCAAGCATGGGGACAGACCTCTCGAACAATTCGGCCTCATCCTTAAAGAGCCCGGCTTCGCTCTGCGAGCTACACCGCGCTCCTCCCCATGAGGGTCAAGGATGATGACTGGTGGCAATGACGATCGAGGGGCGCGCGTGATGGAACGTCGCGAGCCTTCGTACCTCAAGCTGCGGCGGATGCAGCGGCAGCCCTGCAGCGGCCAAAACAAAACCCGCGTGCGCTTGCGGCGTCGCGGGCTCGATCCGGATTTTTCGGATGATGATGTCTAGCGACTGTTTTGCTGGACCAGCAAACGAAAAATCGAGTCTTGTGAAAAAAAATCGAGCGCTGTGAAGAGATGTGAATGGGCGTGCGCCAAGCCGTTGCGACACAACGCATTTTTGCAGGCCCGCCGCCTCGCGCGCGGCGCCGATCGCTTGTCTGGGATCAGCGCACCAGGTGCCGTCCCCGCGTTCGTGGGCATGACGCCGAATGCGTGAGAGCGTCCTGCATCCAGACATGCAAACTCATACGGTCTTCCAGCTCTTCTCCACGTCGCGTGGAGCGTCCCAGCGGTCGCGCGGCGGCTTTGCGTCGGCGCGCAGCTTTGCGGGGACGAACATGCGGTCGAGGAGTTGCCCGACGAGGCCGAGCGCATCGACCTGGTCGTCGTGGCGGCCGGCGGGAAAGCTCAGGAGCTCGGCGCGGAGATCGGCGAGCCACGGCGCTCCGGCCGGCACGTAAAGCCCTTCCAGCGCCATGCGGCCGCGGATCGATTGCGCGCGCACCGCCTTGTCGCCGCGCGTCGGGAAACGCTCGCGTGCGACGTAGAGATGACGGTCGCGCATCCGCCTGTCGAGGAACGGGCCGACGCCGGACTTGATCTGCCCCTGCTCTTCCGCCCAGCCGATCGGCCGCCACTCGGCCACGAGATCGCAGAACGCCTCGACCCATTCGTCCGACGAGGCGCGCTTGCGCCAGAGATCGAGCAGGTACATACGCCCTTCGGCGTCGAGGCCGACGACGATGTGCACGGTGTAGTCGCCGCCGTCCGCGGTCACCGCATAGTCGGAACTTCCATACACCTGAAGGTGCTGCCGTGGCGGCGGCTTCTCGCAAAGCTTCAGCCACTGCGCCTTGAAGTAGTCGCCTTCCTCCGGCGCCGGTCGCTGCTGATAGAGCGCGGCCCAGGTGCGCGCATTGCGCTTGAACGGCGCAAAATGCTGCTCGCCGAACCACTCCGGCCAGATGCGCTCGCCCTTTGCGCGGCGGAGGATGTCGTCATCGTGCTCGGCTTCCGCCGGAATGCAGACGACGTACCAACGGTTGCCGTCGCGGCAGTCGATGAAGCCGCTCTCGCCGCCATAGCCTTCGGGCAGGATGCGCCCCGCCACGTCGTCCTCGTGCCAGCGCGTGGTGATGCCGATTTCGAACGCGCGCGGCTTCTTGCGCGTCAGCAGATCGTCGAAATAGGCGTCCCAGGTCTTCTGGCGGATCAGCGCCGAATCCGCCTGCTCGCGGCCCTTGATCAGGTCGTCCCAGATCACGCCGTCGGCACGGTTGCCGGTGATGCCGGTCAGGAGGCCCGCGCCCATGTACTCGCTGCCGTTCTGCAGCGCCCATTCATCCGCAGCAGAGCTTTCGGAGGAGAGCTGCGTGCCGAAGATGCGCTTGAACGCGGTCTGCCGGACGATCGCGCGCGCCTTGCGGCCCCAGCGGCGCGGCAGGTCGGAGCCATAGTTGGCGACGATGATCTGCGTCTTCGGAAAGCGCGCCATGGTGTGGACGGGAAACACGATCGAGGTGTAGGTGCTCTTCGCCGAACCCGGCGGCATCAGCCCCAGCAGGCGCTGGATACTGCCGTCCTGCACGCGCTGCAGGCAGCCGAGCCAGAGCAGCTGATGTTTTCCGAATGCTGCTTCGACAGGGCGAAACTCGTCGCACGCCTCGTCGTCAGGACGAACCGGCGCTCCCGGGATCTCGATCGCGCTCGCGAACGTCAGGAGATCCCGCCTCGCCCGCATCCGCCCCTCGAACTCCGCGCTCAGGATTTTCAATGATTGCCTTTGCGCGGGCGAATAGCTCGTCGATGGTGAGTTCACTGACAGGTCGTTCATCGGCTTTCCGGGAATCCTCTGGTTGCGTCGGCTTGCCCCAGCCGCGCTCCCAGAGCGCGAGCGCGGCCGCGAGACGGTTGGAATGCGTTGCTTCCGGATGCGTGAGCACATCGATCAGGACCTCGAACACATCCTTGGTGACGGAGCGCGCGAGCTCGACGGGATCGGCTGGTGGTTCTGTCATGCTGTGATGTCCCAGTGTTCCGTGAGCTCGCGCGCAAACGGTGATGATGAAGGTGTTGGTGATGTAGTAGCGCAGCCGCACGCGGTCGCTGCGGGCAGCGTCAAGCTGCTCGTCATTCCGGATCGCCGAAGGCGAGACCACGAATCCAGTTGCTGGATTCCGGGTTCGCGCTTGGCGCGCCCCGGAATGACGAAGCCCGCAAGCGCTTCGCGCCGCGGGCTATCGGATTTTTCGGATACTGGTGTCTACCAAGGCGCTTGCTGGACCAGCAAACAAAAAAATCGAAACTGTGAGGAGATGTGAATTGGCGTGTGCCAAGCCGTTGCAGCACAAAGCATTTGCTGCACAGCGCGGGCGGCGCGATGGCCTTGCGGCACCCGTCGGCGCCGTCGCCGAAGCAGGAGCGCGCGAGCTCGACGGGATCTGCTGGCGGTTCTGTCATGCCGTGATGTCCCAGTGTTCCGTGAGCTCGCGCGCAAATGGTGAAGGTGGTGATGAAGGTGATGAAGGGAGCGCAGCCGCACGTGAGCGCTACCGACTGCAAGCTGCGCGGTCATTCCGCCATCGCCGAAGGCGAGGCCCGGAATCCAGTTGCTGGATTCCGGGTTCGCGCTTGGCGCGCCCCGGAATGACGAAGCCCGCGAACGCTTCGCGCCGCGGGCTGTCGGATTTTTCGGATGCTGGTGTCTACCAAGGCGTTTGCTGGACCAGCAAACAAAAAAATCGAGGTGTGAGAAGATGTGAATTAGGCCCGCTCAAGTCGTTACGGCACAACGTGATTTGCCCTGGAGTCCGCAAGCGAAAAGCGCCGGCTCGACGGCCTTCGATGAGGGCCCATCGCGGCCATCGGGGCCGTCTGCGGCGAGTGGCGCCTGTTCGGCGTCTCGGCGTCGCTCGGCCAGTCGGCGCCTGTCGCTCCACCGCCTCCGCAGCAAGCGCCGCCGCAGCAACCGGCGGCACAGCCGATCAAGCAATCGCCGCCGGCCAAAGGCACAAGGCAGCCGGCCGCACGGGACGGCGAGAAAAGGTAGGCGACCGCGCCGATTGCGCGGTCCTCACGCCACCTTCTTCTTCGCCAGGAAGTCGCCCATCCGATCGAGCGCCTTCAGGATGTTCTCGGTGGAGTTGGCGTAGGACAGGCGGATGTAGCCCTCGCCGAGCACGCCGAAGTCGGGCCCGCCGATGGTGGCGACGCCGGTGTCGTCGAGCAGCGCGGTGGCGAGCTGCTTCGCCTTCCAGCCGGTGCGCTTGATGTTGGGAAACGCATAGAACGCGCCCTTCGGTACGATGCAGGAGACGCCGGGCAGCCTGTTCAGGCCGTCGGTGACGACCTTCCTGCGCCGGTCGAACTCGGCGATCATCTTGTGCACGTCGTCCTGCGGACCCTGCAGCGCCGCGAGGCCGGCGAACTGCGTCGGCGCGTTGACACAGGAGTGCAGGTTGACCGCGAGCTTGCGCGCATAGTCGTAGAGCTTGCCGGGAAACACCGCATAGCCGAGCCGCCAGCCGGTCATGGCGTAGGTCTTCGACCAGCCGTTCAGGAGGATCAGCCGGTCGCGGATCGACGGATACGAGAGCAGGCACACGTGCTGTTCGCCGTCATAGGTCATGTGGTCGTAGATCTCATCCGACATGACGCAGACGTCGGGAAATCTTTCGAGGCCTGCGACCAGCTTGTCGACCTCGGCCTTCGGCGTGACGCCGCCGGTGGGATTGGCCGGCGAGTTGACGATCAGCAGCCGCGTCTGCGCCGTGATCAGCTTCAGCGTTTCTTCCGCCGAGAATGCAAAGCCGTTCTCCTCGCGGATCGGCACCGGCACGGGGCGCGCGCCCGTGTACTCGATCATCGAGCGGTAGATCGGAAAGCCCGGATCCGGATAGAGGATGTCGGCGCCCTTCTCGCCGAACATCAGGATCGACATGAACATGGTCGGCTTGCCGCCCGGCATGATCATCACGCTGTCGGGCGAGACCTCGACCTTGAAGCGCTTGAAAAGGTCGGCCGCGACCGCCTCGCGCAGTTGCGGAATGCCGTTCGCCGGCGTGTAGCCGTGATGGCCGTCGCGCAGCGCCTTGATGGCGGCCTCGACGATGAACTCCGGGGTTCGAAAATCCGGCTGGCCGATGCCGAGGTTGATGATGTCGCGCCCCTGGGCGGCGAGCGCATTGGCGCGGGCAAGCACGGCAAAGGCATTTTCCTCGCCGATGCGGTCAAAGGCTTCGATGGTGCGCAGCATCCTCAGGTCTTCCTTGCCGTATCCTGGAGGCAGGCGCAGCCGGCGGCCGCGACGTGCCCAAATCACGTCCAGAAAGCCCACCGAAACGGCAAGAGTCAAATTCGAGCCTTGTTCGAGCCTTGGCGACGCCCAGGACCGCAAGCCGGCCATGTGGCGTGCAAACAAGCCCTGAGCATGGAACGCGATGCCTTCGTCCCTCAGACGTCGGCCGTCTCCCGATGCTCCTCGAACAGGCCGCTGAGCAGCCGGACCAGCTCGTCGGACCCGGGACCGCGCTCGGTCAGGAATTGGGCGATGTCGACCTCGTCGACGTCGGTCGCGTAGCCGGGCCCGCGCATGTCGCCGCGGCGCCGTTCATGCTCGACGAACAGCCGCTTCGCGTCCGTGTCGAGCACCAGACACCAGCGATCTTCATCCCTGCCTTCGCTGCGCTGATAGAGCGGCCTCACCAGAAGGGGCATGGCGGCCTCCGTCGAAGTCTGTGGTTTGCGTGAGGAGCAACGTAGGCAGGCTTGCTGGCGGGACTGTGACGCTGTCGGGAGGGCCGGCGTATGTTTGTATCGCGGCGCGTCAGCCGATCGCCGTACCGGCCTGCCCCGGATGTCTGCACCGGCAGACCAGTATGCCCGGATACTGCCGGCCGCCGGCGAGAGGGCGGCGCACCGGGCCGGGGGGGGGGGGGCGCTGTGCCGACACTGTCGCAAATTTGATGCAGTGCGCAAAAAAGCACACTGCGCGCGGAACCTTTTGATGCAGGGCCATGTTCAAGGCGGGAACATGCACAATGCACGCGCGAGCCCGCAGCACCGCGTGCCGATGCGCCAACAGATCAGGTCAAGGAGGACCCCATGAGAAAAGTCGTAATCGCCGCTGCGATCGCCCTGTTCTCCACGGCTGCCGTCGCCCAGGCCCCTGCGCCGAAGGCCGAGCCCAAGAAGGGTATGGCACCCGCGGCCGCGCCGGCCGCCCCTTCGGCCGTGCCGGGCATGACGTGCAAGGCGCAGGCCGCCGACAAGAAGCTCGCGGGGGCCGCGATGACGAGCTTCATGAAGAAGTGCCAGACCGATGCCTCGAAATCCTGCGAGCAGCAGAGCGCAGCGCAGAACCTGAAGGGCGCCGCGAAAACCTCGCACATGAAGAAGTGTGTCAGCGACGCCGTCGGCACCTGATCGGGCTTGCAGCCTCACGCACCGACACGCGACCGATCGCGCCGAAGGCGCGCGATCACCCGGGCCGCGCCACCCGCGGCCCGGACACCGACCGACTCAACTGCCCTACCCGCACCTGATGGCGCGTGCCGCGTGCCCCCTCAATTGAACACGGAATCGCAGTGCGCCGTCCGATGGCGCGAGATCGGCGCGGGCGCATCCTGCGGTCCATGGAAACACGGATGGTCCGCAAACATCTCCATGCGACAGACGCGATGACGGCGATCGTCGAGTCTTAGCAGCGTATTGCCGCATATCGCGCAACGGAATTCCGAAGCGTCGCCTTCAAGGGTCATGGATTCCGCGACGTCGTAAGCCGCACCACACTGGTCGCAAGTGAGATCGAATATCCGCATGCGCGCAGAACGCGCTCGCCGCACAAGCGTTGCAGGAAACCCGAAAAAAGAAAGCAAGCAATACGACGAGCGGCCGTCACTGACCGGCCGCTCTCATTTGCACATATGTGGCAGCCCAGGAAGGACGTCGGGCAACACGCGACCGTCGGCACCGCGCGTGCGTCGATTCGGACGGAATGACGGAAATTCCAGCGAATGCGGCGACTTTCGCGTCTTTTTCTTTCCGTCATCGCGCCGAAACATGTGGTACTGATAGGCGGACGCCGATACCCTCTGCCGATACTCTCTGCCCGTACGCTCTCCAAAGCCCCTCTCGACAAGGCCAGCATTTGACCGCTTCTCACCGCGCCGGGCGTCGCACGTTCCAGCTTCTGCTCATCAAACCGTCTCACTATGACGACGATGGGTATGTGATCCGCTGGTGGCGGGCGATGATCCCCTCGAACTCGCTGGCCGCGCTTTATGGCATCGCCGCCGATTGCGCCGAACGCAACGTGCTCGGCGCCGACGTTGACATCGAGATCACCGCGCTGGATGAAACCAACACACGGGTGAATGTGCCTGCGCTGCTCGCAAGGCTGCGCGACAACGGCAACTTTGGCCTGGTGGCGCTGGTCGGCGTGCAGTCGAACCAGTATCCCCGCGCGCTCGATATCGCCCGCCCGTTCCGCGAGGCTGGCGTACCCGTCGCCATGGGCGGCTTTCACGTCTCGGGGTGCCTGTCGATGCTCGATGGCCGCGCGGTCGGACTCGACGCCTGCCGCGAGCTCGGCGTTGCGATGTTCGCAGGCGAGGCGGAAGGCCGGCTCGACAGGGTGCTGCAGGATGCTGCGCGCGGCGAGCTCGCGCCGCTCTACGACTTCATGAAGGATCTGCCGGGCATCGGCGGAACGCCGGTGCCGTTCCTGCCGAAAGCCTATGTGGAGCACACGCTCGGCCTCTCGACGAGCTTCGATGCCGGGCGCGGCTGCCCCTACCAGTGCTCGTTCTGCACAATCATCAACGTGCAGGGGCGCAAGTCGCGCTACCGCACGGCCGACGATGTGGAACGGCTGGTGCGGATGAACTGGGCGCAGGGCGTGCACAAGTTCTTCATCACCGACGACAATTTCGCGCGCAACAAGGAGTGGGAAACG